ACTGACATGGAATACCAGAAACCTGTCGGAGGCATGAGGCTCAAGCCTGACGCTATCATGAAGCGCCAGGAGCTTGCCCAGCGCAAGAAGGATGAATTTGAGCAGCTTTACCAAGATGCTTACGAGTTTGCCCTGCCGCAGCGCCAGCTGTATGGCGTATGGGAGGGTGGCGTTACCGGATCAAAGAAAATGCAGCGGGTATTTGACTCGACTGCTATCAACTCCACTCAACGGTTTGCCAACCGGCTGCAGTCTGTTGTTTTCCCGCCACAGCGCAAGTGGGCAAGGCTCGAGCCAGGCCCGTCGATTCCATCTGACCGCAAGCAGCAGCTGCAGGCAGTGCTGGATGTCTACGGCGAGCAGATGTTTGCTGTGCTTAAGCAGTCAAACTTTGACATTGCGATTGGTGAATTCCTGCTGGATCTGGCGGTCGGCACGGCCTGCATGATGGTGCAGCCGGGTGATGATGTGTCGCCGATTAACTTTATTCCTGTGCCGATGTTCCTTGTTTCCTACGAGGAAGGCGCAAACGGTCAGGTCGATAATGTTTACCGCCGAATGCGAATGAAGGGCGAGAGCATTCAGCGCCAGTGGCCAGACGCCAAGATACCGGATCAGTTGAAGCGCCAGATTGAGCAGAAGCCCACCGACGACATTGAGCTGCTGGAAGCCACAATCTTTGACCAGAAGCGCGGCGACTACTGCTATCACGTTATCTGGAAGCAAGGCAAAGATGAGCTGGTCTACCGCCGTCGCAGCACTTCGCCCTGGGTAATCTCACGTTACATGAAGGTGGCCGGCGAGATCTATGGTCGCGGCCCGCTGATGACTGCCTTGCCAGACATCAAGACGCTAAACAAGGTCAAGGAGCTGCTGCTAAAGAATGCCAGCCTGGCTGTTGCCGGCGTCTATACGGCTGCAGACGATGGCGTTTTGAATCCCAACACCGTCAAGCTGGTGCCAGGTGCGATTATCCCTGTGGCTCGCAATGGCGGCCCACAAGGCCCGGCTTTGCTGCCGCTGCCACGCTCTGGTGACTTCAACGTCAGCCAGCTGGTGATCAACGATCTGGCCGCCAACATTAAGCGCATCCTATTGGACGAGTCGCTGCCGCCGGACAATATGTCTGCCCGGTCGGCTACTGAGATTGTTGAGCGCATGAAAGAACTTGCTCAAAATTTAGGCAGCGCCTTTGGCCGTCTGATTAACGAAACCATGATCCCGCTGGTCGCCAAGATCCTCGAGGTGATGGATGAGCGCGGCCTGATCGACATGCCGCTGCGGGTCAATGGGCTCGAGGCCAAGGTGGTGCCGGTGGCTCCGCTGGCAATGGCTCAGAATATGGAAGAGGTCAACGCGATCATTCAGTACACCCAGCTGATGCAGGCATTTGGCACCGATGGGGCGCTGTCGATCAAAACGGATATGGTTGTCGATTACATTGGCGACAAACTTGGCGTGCCTGCTGCGGTTCGAAATACGGCAGCCGAGCGGGCAGTGCTGATGGAGACAATGCAACAGCAACAGCAACAGGCAGCGATGGCGCAAGCAATGGCCATGCAAGCCCAGGCTGGTGCCCCACCAGGGTTGCCGGCACCTGAAGGGATGGTCTAATGGATTACGGAATGAGGCCGGACAAGACGGCAAAAGGCAAAGGCTACTTTGGGGAAATCAAGCGACCAGACGGTAATGTCATGACAGAAATATCTGTTGGCGTTGGATTAAATGGCAAGGAAACTTTGATTCCGCTGATTGTGCCAACGCTCAATAAATCAGAGTTGAATTATTTGATGCGTAATAATCCAGAGTCGAAAACCTTTATGGACAAAATGCCAAAATCAATCATGGATAAAGCAGTCGATCATGCGGTAATTCGCATGAAAGAAAACAAGTCGCCATTTGCTAGCCCCGATGAAATTATGTCAATGCCTACCAAATGAGCTGGGATGAGCTTGATGCGATCCTCTCAGACGTTCGCCCAGTAGAGCAGCAGCGGGAGGATCTCTCGCGGCTGTGCCTGCGGGTGTTTAGCACAGAGGATGGCCAGAAACTGCTGCAGTGGCTGCGGCAAATGTATGTGGATGTCCCCGTCGCCGTGCCGGGTACAGACCCCTCACACGCTTTCTTTGCCGAAGGGCAGAGGACTGTCGTGCGGGATATTGAAGCACGGATACAACAAGCGAGGAATTTATGATTGAAACGGCAACTGCCGAGCCCGGTAATTCCGGCCTACTCGACAGCGTCACAGTCGAAGACTCAAATCAACCAGATCAAAACAGCCAGGCTGTTCAGATCGACCACAAGCAGCGGGACGCATCAGCACCAGAGCCAGATGATCCGCTTGAACGGCCAGACTACTGGCCAGAGAACTTCTGGAACAAAGACACCAACGAGCCGGATCTTGAGGGTATTGCCAAATCCTGGCGGGATCTTCGCGGCAAGATCAGCAAGGGCGCTCACAACGCCCCGTCAAACGGCCAATATGATCTGTCGTCGTTTGGCGAGCAGGCCAACGACAATCCGATTGCCACCACGCTATCCAGTTGGGCGAAGGACAATGGTTTGTCTCAAGCTCAGTTTGATGATCTAGCAACACAACTGCAGACACAAGCGCAGGAAATCATGTCCGGTGAGGTAATTGACCCGGCTGCCGAAATGAAGCAGCTGGGGCCAAATGCCAACGCGGTGGTCAATGGCATGGTCGATTGGGCTCGCGGCCTAGTAAACAAGGGCGTCTGGTCAAAGGATGACTTTGAGGAATTTAAGATCATGGGCGGCACCGCCCGTGGCTTGACTGCCTTGATGAAAATCCGCGAGGCATACGAAGGTCGGGTGCCTATTGAGTCAGCGCCAGTTGAAGGAGCCCCATCTAAAGAGGAGCTTTACGCAATGGTGGGCGATCCCAAGTACCACACAGATCCCGCCTACCGGCAGAAGGTGGAGCGAATGTTTAGGACGTATGTCCCTGACTGATCTCAAGACCCGGCCAAGCGCCGGGTTTTTTTCTTGCCTTTTTTGGAAAAGACAATACAATCTCGGCAAGGCCCACCGGGTAACCGACCCTAACTTGTGGCGAGATGCCACCGACCGGCTGACGTAATCAGCAAGCAAGGCCCGCATTTGCGGCTCACCGACGCGCAAAACCCCTGACTAATCAACCGAATGAGGTAATCAAATGGCCGTTTCTCTCTCGAACGCCTTTGTCACGCTCTTCGATGCTGAGGTAAAACAAGCCTACCAGGGCAAAGCAATGCTGGTTGGTGCTGTGCGTCAGCGTCGTGGTGTCGAAGGCTCCACTGTTAAATTCCCTAAAGTCGGTCGCGGCGTGGCTACTGCCCGCGTGACTCAGACTGATGTAACCCCGATGAACGTCGGATTTTCTAATGTGACTTGCACGCTGTCCGATTGGAATGCCGCTGAGTACAGCGACATCTTCTCGCAGCAGAAGGTCAACTTTGACGAGCGCTCAGAGCTTGTGCAAGTGGTTGGTAACGCAATTGGCCGCCGCCAGGATCAGCTGATCCTCGACGCGCTGAACGCTGCTACCAGCACCGGCACCGTGGCAAACTCAATTGGTGGCTCAACTACCAACATGAATATTGCCAAGCTGCGCGAAGCCGCAAAGATCTTGAACACCAAGAACGTGCCTGCTGATGGCCGTCACATCATCATCCATGCCAACTCGCTGGCATCGATGCTTGAGCAGACTTCCGTCACCAGCTCGGACTTCAACACCGTTAAGGCGTTGGTTCAGGGTGAGCTTAACCAGTTCTTGGGTTTCACTTTCCATGTTTTGGGTGACCGCACTGAAGGCGGCCTGCCAATCGACGGCTCCTCGGATCGTACTCTGTACGCATTCCACAAGGACGCTATCGGCTACGCAGAAGGCATCGCTCCTCGCACCGAGATCAATTACGTCCCCGAGAAGACCAGCTGGCTGGTCAACGCTTTGTTCTCGGCTGGCTCGATTGCTATCGATTCCGAGGGTATCGTCAAAATCACCGCCCGCGACACTGCGGCTGCGGCTTAATAGGAGGCTCTCATGGCTTACGATGCAGCAGGCTTTACGGCCTACAGTGCTTCCAAGCGAGGCAACGCTCCGTCGATGTACGGCTATAAAACAGCCGATGCTATCGCGGACGTCAACACCAGCGGTTATTTTAACTCGCTGGCCAACACGCTTGAAGTTGGCGATGTTATCCACTGTGTGACTTCGACCGGCACGACCGCCGTTGTCACTCTGGTGTATGTCGTTTCCAATGCTTCTGGCGTTGTGGATGTAACTGACGGCACCACGCTGTCAGCTACTGACGGCGACTAAATAGTCACCATGTAGTGTCAAGGGCTGGTCTTTTCGGAGATCAGCCCTTTCTCACATTAAGAGGTTGCAAATGGCAGCAGGCGATACTGGAGTTTCAATCTGCTCTGACGCGCTGATTATGTTGGGCGCGAAGGCAATTACGTCTTTCAATGACGGAACAGACGAAAGCTCAGTCTGTGACCGTTTGTATCCAGACATTCGGGATTCCACCCTGATGATGTATCCGTGGTCTTTTTCAATGAAGAAGATTGCGCTGGCCCGCCTGGTAACAACACCCACCAGTTTCTGGAAATACGAATATCAACTGCCGGGTGACCGACTTGGCAACCCGCATTCAGTGCGCGATAGTGCAGCCATTGGGAACTTTATCAGCGCCGAATGGGAGATCCAAGGCGACAAACTGCTGACCAATCTGGAGGCGGTTTACATTGACTATCAGTACCAGACGCCTGAGTTTGCAATGCCGCAATACTTTGTGCAGCTGCTCAAATACCAGGTTGCTTGGCACATTGCCGAGCCCATTACCGAGCAAAGCGAAAAGACATCACGCTGGAGACAGGTTGCCTTGGGCGAGCCCAGCGAAAGTGGGCGAGGTGGTTACTTCCGGCAGGCTGCAGTCATTGATGGTAAGAATCAGCCGGTTCGCGTGATTGAGGATTACACACTTGTTGCCGTGAGGAACTGATGCGCTTTGTTGACTTCCAGACCAACTTCAGCACCGGCGAGCTCGACCCGCTGTTGCGTGCGCGGGTTGATCTGCAGCAGTATGCCAATGCGCTGGCCAAGGCAACCAATGTCCTAATCCAGCCGCAGGGTGGCCTGCGCCGTCGCCCAGGCACAAAGCATATTCTTGAGCTTCCAAACACCAGCACAGAATCTGCCGGCAACGGCGTGCGCCTGGTGCCGTTTCAGTTTTCTGTGGATGACAGTTACATGCTGTGCTTTACGCACAACCGCATGTATGTCATCAAGAACGGTACGGTACAAACCAACATCAACGGCAGCGGCAATAATTATCTGACAACAACAATCGGCTCCAGCATTGTTGATGATATGTGCTGGACGCAGAGCGCTGACACGCTGATTGTTGTGCATCCTGACTTGCAGCCGGTGCAGATCCAGCGCACCAGCGATACAGCCTGGACGGCCACCACAGTTACGTTTGACACAATTCCAAAGTATGCTTTCAGCATTCAATTTGACACAAACATTGGCTCTACGCTTACTCCGTCCGCAGTGTCTGGCAACATCACGCTGACAGCATCAGCGACAAACCACGACACCGGCGCAGCTCAAGCCGGAACCAGCACAACGATTACGCTCAAATCAACAGCCAGCGCTACCGATGACATCTACAACGGCATGTATGTCACCATTACCGGCGGCACCGGATCTGGGCAAATCCGTATCATTAAGGATTATGTCGGCAGCACCAAGGTGGCGACTGTTGATATTGCCTTTATTACAGCGCCAAACAGCACCAGTAACTATCAAATAACCACTTGGACAACCGAATCAGTCAATCAGTACGTCAATGCCAGCCCGCAAGGCCGCGCTAGGATTGTTCGATATATTTCGTCCACCGTGGTTGAGGCTGTGACTGAGTATCCATTTTTCAACACGACGGTAATTGATGCTGGTCGCTGGGAGCTCGAGCACAACTATGAGGATGTCTGGTCTGCAAATAGAGGCTGGCCGAGGTCGGTAACTTTCCATGAGGGTCGCCTATATTTTGGCGGCAGCAAGTCGCGGCCATCAACTATTTGGGGCAGTAAGATCGGCCTGTTTTTTGACTTTGTTCCAAATGAATCTTTGGATGATGATGCGGTTGAGGCAACGCTAGACACCAATGAACTAAACATTGTCACCGACATTATTAGTTCGCGTGACTTTCAAGTATTTACAACTGGCGGCGAATTTTATGTTCCACAACAAGGCACAGAGCCAATCACGCCGCTGACGTTTACTTTCAAGAATGTCAGCCGCAATGGCATTAAACCCGGCACCAGGGTGCAATCGGTGGAGTCTGGCTCGGTTTATATCCAACGCCAAGGCAAGTCATTAAATGAGTTTGTCTTTAGTGATACGCAGCTTACCTATATCACGCAGCGTATTTCACTGCTGTCTGGTCACCTGCTAAAGGGGCCACAGCGAATCGCTTTGCGTCGTGCTTCCAGCACTGAGGAAGCTGACTTGCTGTTAATGACCAATACAACCGATGGCAGCATGGCAATTTTTTCCATTATGCGAAGCCAGCAAATAACGTCGCCATCTGAGTACACAACCGACGGTGAATTTATTGATGTCGGCGTGGATGTTACGCAAATCTATTGTGTAACCAAGCGAGTATTTAATAGCACAACAAGGTATTTTGTTGAGCGCTTTCAAGATGATGTGTATACAGATTGCGCGTTTGTGGGCGGAGCTGCTGCCAGCGCATCTGGTCTGCCGCATATTGGCAAATCACTTGACGTCATTACAGACGGAGTGCCGCAGTCTGATGAGACTGTCAGCGGCGGTGGCTCGGTAACATTTGACCGAGCATCAACCGTTAGCTATGAGGTTGGCCTGCCGATTACTGTCTACATTAAGACCATGCCCGTTGAGATCAAGCTGCAAACCGGAAGCCGGGTATCTTTTAAGAAACGCATTGTTGAGATCAGCGCAGTGCTGGAAGAAACACAAAACCTTGTGATCAACAATCAGCCGGTGGCATTTAGGTTGCTGGATAATCCTTTGCTGGACGATCCAGAGCCGATCTTTACCGGCATCAAGCGGGTCAATGGCGTGCTGGGATACAGCCGGGAGCAGGCCATTGAGGTATCGCAAAACCTGCCGCTCAAGATGAATTTGCTCGGCCTCGATTACCGCGTGGCTGTTCATTCGGGGACATAAAATGGCAGATACTGTATTGGAAACTTCAGCCCGTAACGCTGCAATTGATAGAGGAGATCGCCGAGCCGCAGTGGGATCTGTGCTTGCTATAGCTGGCAGCCCAGTGTACGGGACGATAGGAGTAGCAAGCGAATTTCTTGAGGCTCAGAATATAACGCCAGAGAGTGGCATGCTGGCTGCAGCTGGAATGATTGGCGCTTATGGTGCAGCTCAAGCACAAAAGGCGGCGGCTATCCAGCAGCAAACCAGTTACCTACTGCAGGCCCGCGACAACCTAACTGTGGCCGAGGTTCGCGCTGAGATGTCGGATCAATACGCGCAGATTCAGTCTGGGCGTCTTTTGAAAAAAGCGGAGCTTGAGTCTCAGAATTATAAAATTGCAGGCAATACATTACTTAGAAACTTGCGTGCAACAAATGCCAATATGCGGGCAAGGGCGGCTGCTGCCGGCATAAGTTTTGGCGAAGGTAGCGCCGCTGCGGTGCAAAGAGAGAATGTTCGCAATGTAATGATGGATGTTGATGTAATGGAACTTAATGCGCTAACAGCGCAGGTGCTTGGTTTTGAAGATGCTGCCGCAATGATTCAATCGACTGAGTATCAGAATTTCTTGAATGTATTTGCAGCGCAGCGACAGGCTGGCCAATACGAGCAAGCTGGTGCAGCAGCCCGTCAACAGGGTGGTTTGCTGGCTGGTGCAACTTTGTCAAAAGGGGCAACCGATGTTGCTCAAAATTTTTTAAGTACCGGCACAAGTAAAGTAAAACAAAAAACAGAAGTACCATTAGATAAGTAAAGGTTGATATGGCCACCAGACTAGAATCAGGGCAAGCTCAATTACGCTCGGCATCTGGCGTGCCGATGGAGCGCGTTGTACCGCAGCAGGTTGAATTTGTTGGGCCAAGAGCTCAAGCCAGAACTGCTGACATCATGTATCAAATTATTGATCGCATGACAACCGGCATCATGGAATACGGCGGCCAGGTTCGGCAAAAAGAAGGCCTGCAATTTGTAATTGATCAGCCGCCAACACCCCGCCAAATGCTTGCTGCCAAAGAGGGTGATATATCAACCCTTATTCCAGCCGGTGATTTCACCAAATTTGACAAGGCAGTACGCAAAGCGAGAGCTTTCCAGCTGTCCGAAAAGTTTGGCGCAGAGTCAAGAAATGACATTGTCGCTATTGCTGAAAGAGCGGCAAACAACCAAATAACGCCAGATGCTGCAAAGACAGAGATAACCAACAGAATTCGCGGATATACATCTGCTCTAGCTCAAGCAGATGGCGAGGCTGCCTTGCGGTTTGAGGCGACCGCTACGGCTGAAGGCCACGTTGCCTATAAGACTGCATTAGATGCGGCTGCCAAGAAAACCAAAGAACAACAAAAGATTGAGTTTCTTGCAGACACAGACAACAAGATAAAAATTTACCGGGCTGGCGTGCTTATCAATCCAGCGCTTGCGCCGCAATACGAGGCGCTTTTTAGATCTTCTATTCTTAAAGCCGCGTCGCTGCATGGCCCTGATGTTTACAAAGAGTATCAGGGATTTGTAGATAAGGAATTTGCAGCCGCAAGACAAAATGTTTTGTTACAACATTTAAGCGATGATAGATATTTATCGGATCCAAGGGAAACATTTAAACAATTAAACTCCGGTGTTTTTGACCCGCTGCCCGGGCAAGATGCTTTGTTTAAAAACGAAGAGGTTAAAAGTTTGCTTAGGTGGATGCGAACAAACGATTCAGATAACTTGGGCGACATTATTAAAAAGTTTGGGCAAATGGCCGCGCAAAGAAAGCAGGGCATTGATCTTGCGCTGGTAGATTCTGAGCAGCAAGGCAAGAAATTGTTAAGAGATATTTATAACGCGCCAAATATTGCAACGATGAATCAAATTCTTAAACAATTGCAGGTCTTGCCAGTTGATCCGTCAGTAATTAAACAGGCAAAAGATTACATTAAAGAACAATC